AACCACCACGGATTCGATACCGTGATTTCCTGGCTAATGAGACCAGGCGACTTCAATAGTCTAGTGGTTTGTTAGTGTAGTTGGCACTACCCTCTAAAATTCTCCTCACCCTCCTCTCTCTGACGGCCCATGAGTCATGAGTTCATGGGTGGACTTATACAATGTCATTGTCCTCTCCACGCACTCTTCGCAATCGGTCAAGTGCGGCCCTCCTTCCGGGGGGATCAGTTTGAGCAGTCTGAGCTGATACAATTCGGCGTGGGGGGACTCTAGGAGCAGTTGCCGGTTGGTTGACAAGTGAGTGCGAAATAAGCCTGCGGACAGCATGACTTAATTCCCGAGCTTGTTCCTGGGATGGCCCCTTCCCTTGATTTCTGTCGTATATGTCGTCGACAAGGTCCTTAACAGCATCGGCTTGTTCTTGGGTTGGTGACGGCCCAAGCATCATAATGTAGCTGTCATAGTGTCGTCTTTGGACACGAGGTGGTATTGGCTGGGACCAATCGTCACCCTTTAACCACATTGCGATTTGTATGCCAGTAGGCAATGACTCCTGCTCCATCCAATAGGATACAAAGTCATCCACAGTGTACGACTCTTGGATCGAGGCGTTATTGCTATAGATTCTCCGTAACTTTGCATCCTTTTGGTTCTTCCGAGCAATCCTCATTGCTAGTTCCGTGTCTTCTTTCGATATTCTTCCTCTTGACATTATTTTGCTCTCATCAACATATATCCCTTGATTTTCCAAGTTTCGAAGTTTTCGTTCTAGTCTTTGCCTTCTTTCGCCGGTGACTTCTCGAGACTGGGTTTCGATGTTCAGAGCGCTTTTTACTACCATGTTGATAAGAGACCGGCCTCTCCCTTGGCTTATCAAGCTGAACATTGCCTCCTCTAACTCCTTGTGTTCCAGGAGGTACTCGTGTATTGTGGCAATCTTCTCTTGAGAGCTTGGGATGGTTTGACCGTCCGATAGAAACAAATCCCGAGTCTCCTCGGAGATTGGCTTTGCAGCGTTGCTTGGTATCGGCTGGTCCAACTCTTCCAGGAATGGGTTCGTGTTCATGAATGGGTTCATGCTCGCGGACCCGGCTGTCCAGTGCGGGAGGGTCTGTTTTGGGGTTCTTCTCTTTACGTCTCCCATATCTTTTATCTTTTTGTCCAGAGATGTCAGGGTCTTTACTTGAACTAATCCTGGTGAGTTCCCAAGTAGTGGAATCCCAAGAGAGTCCGTCAATTGGAGTTTCAGGTTGATGCCAAAAACTTCTCCCACACTGGACCCGACAACGGATCCTGTGAAAGCTGCAAATGGTGCCTTCCCCAAAACTCCACTCTTTAGTAAGTCGTCTGCTGCATAAATGGCAAGCTGGTGGGACGTTCCCGTTACCTTGTTTGGTGATGTCGACGATGCGAGTCTTCCTTCTAATAATTGATAGCATGGTAGGAGGATGTAATCGCTTCTTAAAAAATTTCCAGATCTTACGTTTGAGGAAACGGAGTTGTACACCCTATGGCCACCCATCTCATAGTATGGCATGTCATTGAGGTTCGGTATTTGCTTCCTGAGGGATTCTGTTAGTGATACAGCAATATACAGCTCCTCAGGGTCGGATGGAATGACTTTGTCATGTTCCATCATTATGACTGGAAATAAAGCCATGGATGAATGTGATACGTCATAGATGATGTCAAATTTATTGAAGTTCTCATTCTCGTTTGGCAGCCAATGCTCTTCACCTAAGGGGGAGTCAGCTGAGTAAGCGTTTCTAAGACGCCTACTCATTGAAATGGGCATACCGCTAGCGGAATTGCCAACAGGCCTTCCGCTGGCGCTATCACCCAATATTGCATTGGCTAACCCATCGGCAGCACCGATTATTGGTGCGAACTGGGGGGCAAGTGTAGCTGCCAAGGGCACGGCAACATTTTTTATCTGTTTCAGTAGTTGCCAGAAATCGAAGCTCGATGCTTCCCTCTCATCGACATGATAGTTCGTCAGTACATGCATGTACATCTTCATCCTATTGTAGTCGGCCAAGGTCATCACTGACCTAAGTCCCAACTGTTCTCGGTTTGACAGTATGTACTTGATGTAAGTCAAATCATGTGGATCACAAGTGCCATATGTCATTGGCAGGTTCTTTTGCAAGTCCGGATTGGGTACCAGCTCATAGTTGTTGATACCGCTAATTGTAATGGCGGTGCCCTCAGCTACTCCTTGGTAACCAACACCGACTGTTGGAGAGTTGACGCCAATGGTGGCGCCCCCAATGACATTGATGGTAAATGATGAGTCCACACTGAACGAGCTGTCACCATTGGTGTTGTTTCCATAATTGATGTTTATTTTTATGGCGGCAACGGGTTCAGGTGGTGGATTCTCATGGAAAAGGGAGACATTAAGGTTGTTCATGTTCATGTAGTGGCTGCCATTGGATACACCAGTGTTGGACCATGTTAGGGTTCGCTGACTGTTTGCAATTAGCGTGCCAGAGATGTTCAATGGTTGATAATTTGCAGTTACAGTCCATTCGTCCTGCATAGTCATTTGACCAGACCACAAGATGTCAACTGGCCCTACGGAGTCCACATTAATGCTGAATTCCTTGTTATGGAATCCTTGCCCAGGAACTGTGGTTACTGGGATCATGTATGCACCTCCCGTAGCCAAGTTCTGGGAAGTGTTGGTTATGTGGGTTGGAGAGGATAGAGTGGACGGTGACTTGTCACCCAGCCTAACGTAGGGGTTGTTGAACCCCTGCGGCAGGCTTAGAACCTCTATGCCGTCTCCAACCAACACATTTCCAACCTTATCCAGAGGATTGGATGTTATTGACAGGATCCTATCGTAAGAGTAGTCAGACACTTCACTCAAGGTCCCTTGGAACCAGACTGCATTGAATGTGCCATTCAGTGCATAAACACCCGCAGGTAAGGTGCTGGACTTAATGCTTAGCGAGCCTGAAATCAGTCTGCCATAGTCATATGAGTCCTTCAACTCCTGAGCTGTGTAGATGTACTGATCAAACACCCAATTCGAGGTAGCGGAATCCCATATGTAATGGAAGCCGCTAATACTCGACGGGGTGTTTGGATAGACCACGATCAGGCCGGTGCCAGAGGCCCCTGACTTCAAGTTGTAGGTGATGGTCTGGGCGCTGTTTACGTGTCGGATCATTATATCATCAGGAATGTCTGAGATAAATTGTGCTGGGTTTAAAAGAGTTTTCAAGTATTCGTTTGTCGTATTCATTGTCATTCATGTATTGTATCAGTTTAAAAAATTTTGGAGGTTTCACTGGTTTGTAAGGTCCCTCTACCCTGATAAATCGGTCGGCCTTGTCGGCCGCCATTTATTTT